ATCAAGAAAGTTGCTACTGATAGCAATGTTATCAAAGATGCTACTTGCGACTTTACTGACACCGCTACAATCACTTTGACTGAGCGTATTCTTCAACCAGAAGAGTTCCAAGTAAACCTTGAAATTTGTAAGAAAGATTTCCATTCAGATTGGGAAGCAGTACAAATGGGATACTCTGCATTTGACAACTTGCCTCCTGCATTCTCTGATTTCCTTATCGCTCACGTTGCAGGTTTGGTAGCTGAGAAAACTGAGCAAAACATTTGGAAAGGCGCTACCGCTACTGCTGGTGAGTTCAATGGATTGGTAACTTTGGCTTTAGCTGATGCTTCTGTTGTTGATGTTGCTGATACCGCTGCTTCTGTAACTGCTGCTAACGTAATTGCTGAAATGGGTAAAGTAGTTGATGCTATCCCTTCTGCTCTTTACGGAAAAGAAGACCTTTACATCTATGTTTCTCAGAATGTTGCTCGTGCTTATGTTCGTGCTTTAGGAGGATTCGGTGCTTCTGGATTGGGTGCTAATGGTGTTAATGCTGAAGGAACTCAATGGTGGAACAACGGAGCATTGTCTTTTGATGGTGTTAAAATCTTTGTTGCTAACGGATTGGCTGACAACAATATGATGGCTGCTCAGAAATCAAACTTATTCTTCGGTACTGGTTTGTTATCTGACCACAACTTGGTTAAATTGTTGGATATGGCTGACCTTGATGGATCTGAGAATGTTCGTGTAGTAATGAGATTTACTGCTGGTGTACAGTACGGAATCGGTTCTGATATCGTTCTTTACCAACCAACTGCTTAGTAATCACTTTGAATTAATATAAGAAGGGTGGGTGAGCCAAGTGCCTACCTACCCTTTTTTAATAACCTTAAACCCTAAAAAAACTATGGCTTGTTCTTTAACATCAGGTAGAAGTCTTCCTTGCAAGTCAGCAGTAGGTGGTTTGAAAACCGTTTACTTCGCTGATTATGGTACGCTTGGAGCAGCTACGATCGTGGCTGGTGAGATTACTGCTCTTGCAGGCACACCAGACTGGTTCAAATACGACATCAAAGGGAACTCATCTTTAGAAACTACTGTAAACTCTTCAAGAGAAAACGGGACTACTTTCTATGAGCAAACTTTGTCTTTGACTCTTACCTTCTTAGATAAGGCTACTCAAGAGCAAATTAAACTTTTAGCACACGCAAGACCACACATCGCTATCGAGGATTACAATGGTAATTTCTTCTTAGTAGGTTTGGAACACGGTGCTGAGGTAACTGGAGGCTCAATCGTAACTGGTGCTGCTATGGGAGACCTTAGTGGATTCACCTTAACTTTTGCTGCTCAAGAAACTGCACCTGCTTATTTTGTAACTGCTGCGGTTATTACCGATGATGCTTCTGCTACTCAGATAGACCCAGATGCATAACGCTTACGGACTGCGTTAAACTAAGGGGAGGCTATATGTCTCCCTTTTTTTATTTACACACACAAAAGACTCACATAAAATCGTTATATAAGTATGAAGATTCTAACAACATCAAACGAAGCACAAACTCTTTCATTTATTCCGAGAGCATACGCTTCTTCTGGCAGTCTTATTCTTCGAGATGATAGCACAAATGAGGTTTTAACGAGTTCTGAGACACTTACTAAGGTTGGGGAGTATCTAACTATATCTAAAGTGTTTTCACTTGTTGAGGGTCGTTATTATGACTTTAAAGTCGTAGTGAGTGGTGATGTTATTTTTAAAGGAAAGATATTCTGCACAGATCAGACTATTGACCAAGATACGAATAACTATTATTCAGTTAATAAAGATGTGTACGAAGCAGAGGACTCGTATGACAACGATTATATCATAATATGAAACGAAACAATGTAATAATCAACCAGCGACCAAAAGGCGGTACGGATGTTCGTGTGGTCAATTTATCGACTTACACATCTCCGAAAGTTTCTGAGGTTCGTGGAAAGGATTGGGTAGCTTACGGAGAGGACAATAACTATTATCAGTATTTGATTGATAGGTATAATGGTTCTCCTACGAATAACGCTATCATAAACGGAATCTCAGAGATGATATTTGGTCGTGGCTTAGATGCTACCGATTCAAGTAGAAAACCTGAACAATACGCACAAATGATGTCTTTGTTTAGAAAGGACTGCGTTCGTAAACTTGCGTATGATTTAAAACTTATGGGTGGATGTGCTATTCAAGTAATCTACTCTAAGGATAGAACTAAAATCGCTCAAGTAGAACACTTCCCCGTTGAAACATTAAGAGCGGAGAAAGCGAACGATGAAGGTGAGATTCAAGGATATTACTATTTCAAAGATTGGACTAAAGTAAAACCATCTGATTCACCTTTAAGGATTCCCGCATTTGGTACATCAAAAGAAGCTATTGAGATTCTATTTGTAAAACCATACAGAGCAGGATTCTATTACTACTCACCCGTAGATTATCAAGGAGGTCTTCAATACGCTGAACTTGAAGAAGAAGTATCAAACTACCACTTGAACAATATCCTTAATGGACTTGCTCCATCGATGTTGATCAATTTTAACAATGGAGTTCCAAACGAAGAGGAGAGACAACTAATTGAGAATCGTATTAAACAAAAGTTCTCTGGTAGTTCAAACGCTGGTAAGTTTATTTTGTCGTTTAACGATGATGCCGCTACTGCTGCAACGATTGAACCCGTTCAACTAAGTGATGCACACAATCAATATCAGTTTTTAAGTGCTGAATCAACCGCTAAGATAATGGTAGCTCATAGGGTTGTTTCTCCTATGCTTTTTGGCATTAAAGACAATACTGGATTGGGGAACAATGCGGATGAGTTAAAGACTGCTTCTACATTGATGGATAACACCGTTATTAGACCATTTCAGACACTTTTGATAGATGCCTTTGATGAGATATTAGCTTACAATAATATCGCTCTTAATTTGTACTTTAAAACGCTTCAACCTTTAGAGTTTACCGACTTAGAGAACGTGATAGATTCTGAGACACGAGAAGAAGAAACTGGTGTTAAGATGTCATCCGATAAAAGACCTTTTCTAAACGATGAGTTAGCGCAAGAGATTTGGGCAATGATTGAGGATTTAGGAGAAGCTGAGGATGCTGAATACGAACTTGTAGATACTCAAGACACAGAAGATGAACCTGAGGGTTTTGATGTTGAGGGTTATTTGAATGGACTTATGCGTGAGGAGTTATCTGCTAATCAAAAGTCTTCTTTAGATGGAGATATTTGGAAAGTAAGATACAAATATGTAAAAGGAACTGATAGGATACCAGAAGGAGAATCAAGACCATTTTGTGTTCGTATGTTAGATGCTGATAAGTTATACCGCAAAGAGGATATTGATATGATGTCTTTCAATGGGGTGAACAACAAGTTCGGACACAATGGTCAAAACTACTCTTTGTTTAAATACAAGGGTGGAGTAAACTGCTATCATAGATGGGAAAGAAGAATCTATAAGAAGAAATTAAAAGCAAATGGAGAGCCTTACGCAGGAGATGCTTTATTCGGAACAAGATTCGTAAATGTAAACGAAGCAGTTAGACAAGGTTTTAAGATTAACAAACAACCTAAAGAGGTGGCTATTGCTCCAATAGATATGCCTCGTAATGGTGCTTATCCAAGTTAGTATGGCAGTAGCGTTATTTATTAAGAGAGAAGATTTAGTACGCAATTCTATTATCAATGGAAATGTTGATACTGATTTGTTTATACAGAACATTAAGGATGCTCAACAGATTCACGTTCAGAATTATTTAGGTACTGACTTATACAACAAGATTTCTGCGGATATTATCGCAGGTACATTGAGTGGTAATTACTTGACTTTGGTTAATGATTACATTCAACCTATGTTGATTTATTACGCTTTGGTGGACTATTTACCATTCGCTGCTTATCAGGTTAAAAACGGAGGTATCTACAAACACATTTCTGAGAATGCTGAGAGTGCTTCTAAAGAGGAGGTAGATTTCTTGGTAGGAAAGTACAGAGACAAAGCAGAGTGGTACACGAGAAGATTCATTGATTATATGTCGTTTAACCAATCCTTATTCCCTGAGTATTATTCAAACACAAACAATGATATTTACCCAGACAAGGATGCAACATTCAACGGATGGGTTCTGTAAGCTATAAACCAAAACAAAGCAACATTCAAAAACTGATTCAATTTTTAAAGCAAAATAAAAAATGAGCAGAAATAATATCGGATGGGGATCTGTTTATTTAACAAACAATATAGTAGATGGAGAAGTAGCTACTTATGCAGACTTAGCGAATCTTACTGACTTATTTGAAGGTGATATATATCTTGTGAGACAAACAACGGGTGTGATAGGATTCAGAAAGTTAGCAGGATTATACCGATGGAGTGGAAGTGATTGGACAAGCCTTCAAGTACAAATGCAGGGAAGTTTAGTTTACTTTAATAACGCAGGGACAACGCTTACAAGTACATCTACTGAGGACGCGATAAAAGAGGTGAACAACAAAATAGGATACTGGGACAATTAAAACAATAATATATGGCTTCTTTTACAGGAACAAAAATAAAAGACACTTACCAATCAATTCTAAAGGTTTATGATAATGGGGCTTTAGATGGAAGTGTCCAAGTAATTACTGATGGTCTTGGTAATAGTTCAGCGTTATGGCTTGGAACTGCCGCTGCGACTATAACAGGTAGTATGAGTGTATGGGAAGGCTTTAATGTTGACACAGATACTTTAGTTGTTGATTCCGTTCAAGACAGGGTTGGTATTAATGTTGGGATTCCAACAGAGGCCTTAGATGTCTTAGGAAACATTAAAGCAAGTGGTACTTTAAGGGTGTCGGGGAATGCCAGATTCGATACTAACATACATATCGGTGGTGTTGTAGCAAACGTAGATGATTTAGGCACAAACTTAGAATTTGCTACTGGTCAATTTAAGGTAAATACTGGAGGTTTATCAAGATTATCCGTTACGGATGCCTCTACTCAAGTAATTAATCCACTTGTGGCATCTTCTACTTTATCGGTCACAGGTGATGCTTCTTTCAACATAGATACTTTGTATGTTGATGTGTCTTCTGATAGGGTAGGTGTAAATACAAACGTGCCAACAGAAGCCTTAGATGTTGTTGGAAATATTAAAGCAAGTGGTACTTTAGCGGTAACGACGGGAACCATTAACGGAATCGATGCGATTGCTATTTCTGCACAAAACGTAAACACTAACGGAACAACATTCGCTTTAAACTCCAGAGGAACAGTTGGAATTATGACATTCCTTACTGCTTCTACCGAGCGTATGCGTATAGACTCTGCGGGTAATGTTGGGATAGGAGCTTCAAGCCTTTCTTCTTCAACTTGGAATAAATTTTTACAAATAGAAGCTACTTATCCTGGAATTGTATATAATTCAACTGCTGGTGGTTCACCATTTAAATTCTCAACAGGAGTAGATGATAATGTTTATATTTTTAGAGATGAAACAAATTCAGCTACTCGGATGGTTATAGACTCTTCAGGTAATGTTGCTTTTGATACGAATACTCTTTTTGTAGATGCTTCTAATAATCGAGTTGGGGTGGGAACTGTGAGTCCTGATTATGCCCTTGACGTTGATGTAAGTACTGATGCTGATTGGGCTGCTCGTGTTAAAAACACAAGTTCTACGGGATATGGTCTATACGTAGAGGGTAGCGATAATAATAGTCAATATATTCTTGGGCTAAATAATGGCGTGGCTTACAAAATGGTGGTTACGGGCGATGGTAATGTATCAATAAATCATACTAATACTCCAAAAGCAAAACTTGATGTAGCATCAGATTCAAATGCGGTTCATTTAGCTTTAAGAGGACGTTCTTCTGATAATGCAGGTCAAGCAGAATTTTGGAGTTATGATGGCTCAACTCGTTACGGGATTATTGGCTCTACTCCTTCTCATTCTTATTTTGGTTCAATAGCTAATACACACTTATACTTTTTAACCAACAGCACAGAAAGAATGCGTATCGACGCTTCAGGTAATGTTGGGATAGGAACAAGTAGTCCTTCTAACTTTGGTGCGGGAAATACAACCATAGATGTAGCGGGAAGTGCGGGCGGTGCTTTGGTTGCAAGAGGTGCTTCTGTAACTGGTGAACTTTATGCAAGTGATGCGGGAGGTGGTGTATTTGTTAGCTCTAAAACAAATCATCCTATTATGTTTAGAACTAATGACGCAGAAAGAATGCGTATCGACTCTTCAGGTAGAGTTGGGATAGGTGGAGTTCCATCAATTCCTTTGCATTTGTTTTCAAATGGTGGTAATTTAGCGAGATTTACTAATAATAACTCTACTCCTGCTACTACTTATATAACTGTAGTAAATGCTAACAATACATCAAATGGAACTGTAATAGCTCATATTGATGATGGCACTTCTTACATCGGAAACCAACAAAATGCTGCATTAAGATTTGTTACCAACGACACAGAAAGAATGCGTATCGACTCTTCTGGTAATGTAGGGATAGGAGTGTCAAATCCAAGTAAAAAATTAGAAATATTACAACCGTCTGATTCATCATACGCTATAAGCATAAAAAATCCAAGTGGGCGCTATTCTTATATAGGATATTCTGGAACATATCAATTAGATTTCGGCGCTACTGGTTCAAATGATAGTGTTAGATATGGCGTATTCAGCTCGGGTGGTGGTGATGCTTCTTTTTATACTCAAAACACAGAAAGAATGCGTAT